CTAGCATGAACCTAAAGTTCATGAGGAGCATAATAGCTCTATCTGGTGCCTATGGCGCCTTGCAAAACTGGAGACCAGGTAATGAAAGACGTTATAGTGTCGATGTCAGACGTTTCGCCGAGCGGGTACAATCTTTATTGTGCCCTTCCTCGGCCTACGTCTTTAGAAGGTGTATTTAAAACAGATATGTTTTACGTACACATCAGCAACCTCCTCTTTTGCGCCGGAAGGCGCCCAGGGGATCAGGTTGTTGGTGCTGCATTAAACCGCTTTGTTCGGAGTAAAATCCGACAATTACGGTATATTGCTAGCTTTCGCATTGAAGGGATTATTGAAAAGTAATCACCTCATCGGGGTGTATCAAGTAATTGAGTAACCCCTAACTCTGACCACCAAGGACGCATGTGACAACTATCAAACGCGGAACAAGGACACTGAGTTTTCAGAGTCCCCATGAGGCAGACGGCACTGATATCAAAACTGATAAAAGTACTAACGGCTCCTCGGTCCGCGATTGGAGAAATCGCATGCGCTTAGGTCAGGACTGCTCTACAAACTATACACGAGAGGAAACTTTCGTGGAAAGGTTGCAGGGCGGGTCATGGAGAGCCAAGTGGAGGCAAAGGCGGAACTCCCTTGATGACTGGACGCAATACGTAGGATCGGCATGGGGTTTTCCCTGTGACGAAACTATCGTAGGCGTTGAAGTCCCCGTGAACGCAGACAATGCCGCGAAGGCAGCGTTTGTGTCTAAGATGGATGCTACTAGGAAGTCTCTTAGTAGTATCACTGTCCTTGGAGAAATCGGCCAAACCATCAATCAAATCCGACACCCTTTTGCGTCTATACAGAAGGCTATATCCTCTCATATCAGCCTCGTCGAGAAACGAGGCCTGAGGGAATATAAGTTCTTAAAAAGACGTCCGAGGGCTAGGAAGAGGATCGCTCGGGACCTTGCCCAGAAGGAGCTTAAAGATGACGTAGCAATACGTAATCTCGCTCTAAGGAAGGCAGCTACCGGGTCTTATCTCGAACTCGTGTTCGGGATACAACCTACCATAGCAGATGTACAAAGTGCGATCGAAGGAGCTCACAGACTTAGTGAGCGAGCCTGCGACATGCAGCGTATATCTGCCGCATCGAACTTTGAGGTTAATCTCCCCAAAGTAACGGTGGGCACGAATGGGCGTTTTAACCTAGCCGGTGTAGGACCTGATGGTCCTGTTCGGGTTGGTCACGTCCAGATATCGCGAGTGGTTAAGTTGATAGGTAAAGTCCGCTATTCGGGGGCGATCGCGTTGCATACTAATCGGGTTTCTCCCTTACGGGAAGAGTTCGGTTTTATGCCTCGTGATTTTCTTCCGGATGTGTGGAACTTCTTACCTTGGTCCTGGCTTGTTGATTATGCCTTTGATGTAGGATCGGTCCTGCAATCCTTAACAGCATCGTATAGCGATCTTAAGTGGGTCAACAAGGCGGTTAAATACGAGCAAGTGCAAACACTTGAATCGATTGATCCGCCGATTGATGACGTCTTCGAGACTGCTAATATTGTGCCTATGGGGATAGCATGTGCTAGTCCTTCTCGCGTGGTAATTCGGAAGTTAAGCTACGCTAGGGAGACGATTTCGCCTTCCATAGGTAGTTTTATGCCGCAATTTTCGCTAAAGATGCCCTCTATGAAACAACTCCTAAATTTAGGAGCGGTGCTTCATCAGCAGGTTAGTGTCTCGCGGAAATTCCACGCAAAACGCTCGGGTCCGGAATTTTCCAGACTCGATGACCTTCACCTTATCAGATAGGAAAACAACAAAGTGACCATACCGGCACTGACGTCCATAACAGGCGGTGCGCAGACGGGGTTTACCTCGCCGACGTATACGACTGTAGTGGATAGGGCTCCGGACGCGAGTTCGGGAGTCCAAAACGCCGTGACTGTAGCTGGGGGAACCCAGGTGGGCGTCCGCGTCCACAGTCCAAGCGATCCCTTTACCATCACTATTGAGAGGCCCAAGAGCTTTCAAGCTCTTACTGGCCTTCAGAGTGGTGTGACAGGATTGTACGGCAAAGTCGGCGAGAATGTTTACAAGGTGCGCGTCCGCAAGGGCGTCAACATCGCTGCGAACAATCTCCCACGGCTCGCTACCATTACTGCTGAGATCCGGCTTCCTGCCGGAGCAGATGCGTACGATGCCGCCAATATCAGAGCTATGCTCTCCGCATTCATCGGGGCCCTTGACACGGCCTCGGCTGGATTTGGAGACACTCTGGTGACTGGCGTTCTGTAGGGTTTACCCTATGAAACGCAAAGTAAATTGGCGGGCTATCCTGCATACCTTACTAGCTATGCTAGCAGGGTATCTGGGTGGCTCCGTGGACGGTGTCGATCTAGGAGGTGTGAATCTCCCTCAGATCGATATCAAGCCGATCGCTTGAAAAAGTAAGGTACTTCCGTGCCTTCGTTATTTGAAACAAGGAGTATATTGTGCCCATTAACGGCAATGCCCTTTATCAATATGTCAAGCTGGATCTCGAATCGTGGGGATTAAAGTCCCCCACGATAGAGCCGTGGCTTTCCACTCAACAAGCGGCCGCAGTAAATCTACTTAACTCCATAGTTAAGAAGTTTGCTGATGACGTTTCTCCTAATGCGAACTGGCTTGCCTGGAAGAAATTCCAGGAAGTGAATGCGCGTTGTGAGAGCTGGGTGCTTCCAACCGATCGTAGTATCTGTGAAGATACGATAATTGGCGAAGTTAAGAAAGATCTTCACTATTTCTGGTACCGCACCCACGAGGGTGTGACATCAGGACTATGTGAGAACCCTTACTGGCTTCTTTCAGAAGCTAGAACGGGGCCGGGTGCATCAATGGGAGCGCTTGGAACAGACTTCTATACGAAGTTGTTTTCAGGTCCCATGACATACACAAACCCTGTTCTGTACTCTATGTACAGGCACTATGCTGTTAAGAGACCGTTGTGGCGAGAGGCTGAAGAGCTTCGAGCCCGCGAGTTCGTTAACTATAGTGTTGACAGAAGCGACCTTTCCTTTGTTCCCAAAGATAACACTGTTAGCCGTACAATTTGTACGGAGCCGTTGTTGAATATGTATTATCAACTCGGGCTAGAATCTGTCCTTCGACAGAGACTCAGAGCTTGGGGTATTGATCTTGAGCAGCAGCCTGACGTTAATCGTCAGATGACTGTTTTAGGATCTCTAACCGATGAGTTTTCGACCATCGACCTCAGCTCCGCTAGCGACAGTATGTCTCTTAAGATGTTGGAGTGTCTTCTCCCAAGGCAGTGGTATGAACTACTGTTGCTTTTGAGGACACCGAAAACCCGACATCCGGATGGCACTGTTGTGCAACTGCACATGGTTTCGACCATGGGTAACGGCACAACCTTTCCGATGCAGACTATACTGTTCAGTGCTATCGTACGTAGCGTCTATCGTATAATGGGGATTTGTGAAAATCCTCAGGACCAACTTAGTCCTTCCTGGAGTGTTTTTGGTGATGACATCATCGTCAGGCGCGAAGCCTTTCGGTGTGTATGTCGCATCTTGACACTACTCGGATTTACGGTAAACGAAAAGAAGTCCTTTGAAACAGGACCCTTTAAAGAGAGTTGCGGAGTAGACGCTTTTAAAGGCGCAGACATCCGCGGGATCTACCTAAAGAAGGTTCACCCGAGCATCTCTCACTACGTTATCTTCAACCAGCTGAAACGATGGAGCCTTCTCCATTGTATTCCGCTACCAGAAACTTTCACTTATCTTATCCAACTCGGGGACCTTAGGGTTCCTCCGTGGGAAACAGATGAGGCAGGTTTCAAGTTCCCTTTAAGCGAAACAGGTCAGGAACCAAAGAGTTCCGGACTCTACCACTATCGGAAGATGGTGGTAGTGCCTACAAACCTGACGTTTAGAGAGAATGGTGTGGGTGTTCCGCGTGGGATGAAGAGCAGGGTTTATAACTCTGCTGGACATTTTCTCGCGGCTCTTCACGGTTGTTGTACCAATGATAAGATATCGGTTCGCCTTAGCCAAGGGCGATCGGTAACTTATCGACAGAGGAATGCAAGAGTACCGAATTGGGACTTTTGCAGCACGTGGCTCCCCATAAA